GGCAATAAAAAGAATAAAATTTTTACCAAAAGATCGAAGTGATACTAAAAAAGAACTTTCTTTGAGATTATTTACATTTTTTTTTGATAAAAATGTATAATATTTGGAAGATAAATGAAAAGACCCTAGTTGTTTAATTTTTTCTTTAATTTGTTGAATTAAAGAGGAATTATTTATTTGAATGGATTTTTTTCCACAAAAATAAAGTGGATTTTTTTGTTGTTGTTGATGATGTTGTTGTGGATGTTGTTGAATATAATGATTCATCATTTAAAATTTATCTATATTAAAATATAGTAGTATTTTTCTAAGTTATTTTAACGTTTTAGTTAAAAAAAATAAATATCATATTTTTAATTTTTATTAAATAAAATTAAATATATTATCTAATTATATGGAGTCGAAATCTAGTCATCATCGACAATTTATTCCTGAAACAAAAAATGGGAAAAAAATTAATTATGAATCTACATATTCTTTTTCTAGAAATGAACAAAAAGAAAAAAAGGAAGAAAATCCAAGAAGTAAAGTTATAAAAAAAATAATGGAACCAAAAGAAGTAAGAAAAAAAAAAGAAATAAAGGTAAAAGAAACAAGAAAAATTAAAGAAGTACAAAAAGTAGAAATGAAAAATATAAAAAATAAAAAAGAAACGAATATAAAAAATAAAAAAGAAACGAATATAAAAAAGAAAAAAGAAATGAAAATAAAAAAGAAAAAAGAAACGAATATAAAAAAGAAAAAAGAAAAATACTCGAATCAAAACAAAATTGAAGAAGTATCTAACACAATGATTATAAACATGATTGCTCATAATCGTTTAACAAAAAATACATAAATTATTTGAAATTGTATATTGGTAAAAGAAATAATAATTCATTGGTATTAATTGCATTATTTCCAAAATATAGTTCAATAAACTTTCTAGTCTTTTCTTCCTGGAAAGATTGAATGATTTTTTCAAAAAAAAGTCGCAATTTTTCTTTATTATGAATACTTTTATGAGAAATTACAATGAGATGATTTTCCACTAAATATTTTTTTTCCGTATCTAGCAAGCAATAATTAAATTTATAATCACCTTTTCCATAACCACGGTTAATTAATAAGACCATATCATTGTTCCCTTCCTTATCAATATAATTTTTTTTCTCTTCATTTTTAAAAGACTCAATTTGCAGTTGATTCTTTTTAATATTTCCATTATAAATAAGTAACGTCTTTTCGTTATCATTGGTTAAAATAGATTTGTTCTCATTCCATGTGATTGTACCAACTTTAACATTACAATTCAACATATATAAATTTGTACTATCTTTTAATAATTCATTGATAGTTGATACATGTTCTTTACTATTAAATATTTTATATTTTTGTAAATTTAATGTATATTCTTTATTGACTACATTATATTTAATTTGTTTTTGAAGTGGGTCAAACTTCTGAATAATGAAACAAATCGTTTCTTGTTGGGTGTCGATATATTTTCCCTGATTACATTCCATAATATTAATAATTTGATAATGATGATATATATAATTCCGCAATTGATCATAGTAAATACAGTTTAAAAAATTTTTAGGTAATATGAAACATAAAATTCCCAGATGATTAAGTTTGTGAAGAGAATCTACAATAAAAAGTAAAAATATATTAGGTCGTCCTTGAAAATATTTATAATATTTTTTATGAACATCATTTTTTGACATAACATAAAAAGGGGGATTTCCGATAATTAAATCATATTGTTTGATAGAAGAATGTTCAAATGATAGGAAGCTTTGATTATATAGCTCAATAATATTTTTTTGTTTATGTTTCTTTGAAAATTCATCAACATTACAAATTTTTTGGTAAATATAATTATTATTTTCTACACCAATGATTGCCTTTATTTTTTGCTTTGGAAAATGCTCATTTATTCCGTGTAAAAATTCACCCGACCCACAGCATGGCTCCAAAATAGTTTTCACTTTTAATTTATTTTCTTTTATATAAGATGTTAAAAAAGTGAGACACTGATGGACAATAGGTCTGGGTGTAAAATAAATCCCATTTTTCTTTTTTACATCTTGACCTATATTTTTTGTAATCTCATAGGATAATAAAGAAAAATCTTTATTTTTTGATTCAGGTTGTGTATGTGTTTCGTTCTGAATTTCTGAATCTGAACTTTGACTAGAATCATCTTTTTCAAGTTCATTTTTATTTATTTTTAGAACAATATTTTCTTCATTTTTATTATTCATATTGTTTATTATATGCTCTTCTTTTTTATCTTTATTTGATTTTAATATATTATTTGATAGAAGAGTATTAAGTAATATAGTATTATCTAGAGAGGATAACATTATAGTATATTAAAGAATATTAATTTTATATTAAATTTTTCTATTATTTTTATAAATAATTTAAGTTAAATTATAAAGAAACCATATAATATTATTCGTTTCCATTTGTTGCTTATAACGTAAATAAATTTCGACATCTTCACATAAGAACTTATTGGTTTGTTTTATTTTTTTATTTAAATTATACATTTTTAATTTTTTACGTAATTCTAATAAGGGTTCTTTTTGATAACTTGAACAAGCAAGTCCAGTTTTCATTGATTTTTTAGAAATTTTACCTTCTTTTGTTTCTGTTTTTACTTGGTCTTTTAAATTAATGATTTTAAATTTATTTTCCTTATTTTTGATAAATTCTATAAAACCATAAATTTCATTAAATTTTTCTTTAAATGATATACCATCCTTATTTCTTTTGATTGTTTGATTAATTTTAATTTTCATAATTTCTGAAGATTTTACAAATAGTATTTTATTCTTTTTTAATTTAATATTTTTTAATAATATATTATTATTTTGCTGTATTTCTTCTAGTATAAAATAGGTTCCATTTGATATAAATCCAATATAATTATTATTTTCTTTCATATTTTTTTTTTTACTTGAAAGAATTACATTTTCTGAAATTAATAGATTTCGTTGATTTAAATACTGTATGAATTCAATCACTAATGGATTATTATTTTGTAGTAAATACTTTATTAAAACTACTTTCATGATACTTTCTTGATCTTGCTCTTTTAATTTATCAAAAATAGTACCAATCACAGCAAAATTATAAGCAGAATTACTTTTTTTTGAAGTCTCTTTGATTAAAATATGATCTTCTGCTAAATTATGTACTTGTTTCCTAATTTTTTCAAATAATGCTTCTGAATTATTATTTTTACCTACTCCATTTTTAGATACATTCTGATGTTGATCTTCATTATCATATTCAATAGCTAACTGTTCAAGATTTACCTTACGTGTTTTTATATTCATGGGATAAGTACGGTATAAAATAGGAATATCTTCACGAATAATATCGTAGGGCTGAAAAACATAGTAGTCGCCTTGATAAATGATATAACCTTTAATACTAAAAGAATTCAATACAATTTCATTTTTATTATTTACAATTTCTTCTAAAGCACTATAAATAAATAATATATCCATGTCTGGATATACTTGAAGCACATGGTTTTTAATCGTATTCAAATCATAGACTACATTAATTTTAAATAAATCTTTAATTACTTTTTTAGCCTTTTGAACATCATTATAAGCATAGCGTAAATTATATGTATCTTTATTAATTGGATATTTTTTATTATTAGTAGGCTCCCATGCACATTTATAATCACATTTTTCTTGATAATCACATAGAGCACTACATGGTTTATCTGATATAGAAACTTCGATTACCTGACCATTTGAATTAATTTGTTTTACTTTTTTATTGGTTTCAATTACATTGGCTTTTTTAAATAATACGCAATCTACCGCTGATTCTTTCATTAATCTATTAATTTTTTTAATAATTACGTCTTTATTTTCAGCCATGCGATAATTACGTAAATCAATGCTTTCACGAGATGTCCAATCTTTATTTTCTTTGGTACTATTTAATATGGAAGCATATTGATAAATTTCAACATTTCTTTCTTCAGGAGGAAGTCCTACGTGAGAATAATTACGTATTGCTCGACCAATAATTTGTTCATGACGAGATAAATTATACCATGGGTCTATAATATGAACTTGTCTAATGCGTTTAAAATCAAGCCCTTCGCTTACTGCTTTTGTTCCGATAAAAATTTTTATTTCTTCACCATTTTTGTTTTTATTATTGGAAAATTTTTGAAGTGCTTCTTCTTTACGGATTTTAATTATATCTTTGCTTTCTCCAAAGTATAATATATATTTTGCTTGACTAAAATGATGAAAATCTTTTAACTTTTGATCATGATGAACAATATTTTTAGCATGCTGACCACATAAATAACATATGGGTTGTTTTTTTCCACCACCTTTTTTCTTATTAGGTGTATAATCCAACAAAGGTGCTTCTCCATTGGAACAACTTCGTTCTATTCCATTTTGTTCTAACATTAGTGCAAGCGGTAAAGTACCTTGTTCAATAAAATGAGAAAAAATAAAAACTAATCCCTTGGAATGTTTAATAGACTGCAATATTGAAGCAAATTTGGATGAATAATTAGATATTTGTGATTCATCTGCAAAAGGTACTTCATCTACTTTTCCATTATTAAATATGGCGTGATTTTGATATTTATATTTAATTGATCTTTTACCTCGTAATGAATATACATTTTTATAATATCCTCCTTCTCCATTATCAATACTCGTTTCTACGCAAAATTTTCCAAAACCTCCCATAATTTTATCCGAAGGTATCTTTTTTTTTCCATTTTGTTTTAAGGGAAAAACAATATTAGAAATGGAAATTAAATCAAAATGGAATGTTCTTCGCAATTCATCTTCGTTATTTTGAACAATATTTTTACGTTTTAATTGAATCATTGTTGAATTTTTATTTTCACTATTACTATTATTTTCACTATTGTTATTATTTTCACTATTACTATTATTGCTCCCTTTTTCCGTTTTTTTATTGTAATTTTTCATTTCATTTTCATTATCAATATCACTGTCTTGAATTGTTTTTAATAATTTTTTATCTAATTTATTTTTCAAATAAAATAAATAGGTATTTGCTTGAACACCTTGCATAGGTACTGAAACAATATTTGTGTAATGAATTTTTTTATGATCTTCAATTTTCTCTCCATTAATATAATAATTAACCTTAGGAATATGAGCTTGTTGCGGATATAATCGAAAGGGAAATACAAAAGGTTTTTCGGCACGCATATAACTTATATAACCTTTCATAACTTTTCTCAATAATGATTCTGCATTTTTTTTAAGTAATCCTGTTTTAGAATGAAAAATATCGCTCTTTTTTAGTAATTTACGTTTATCATTTTCGAGTAATAAATTCAAATAAAAAATAATTTCATCGGGTCGATCGAACATTGGTGTAGCACTCATTAAAATAAGCTTAATATTTCGTCCATATTTAATAATTGCGTTTAACATAGGTTGAATCATACGCGTTAATTCCTTATTTTTATCTGTTTTTATATTCTGAATTTCATCAATAATAATAACACGATCATCAAATTCTTGTGAAATAAATTGTTTAATTTTAGGTGTTATTTCACTTTCTTCTCCGTTCCATCCACCTGTTTGTTCTTTAATATAATTTGCAATTTTAATATACGTTGTAAATTGATAATAAGATTTAATTAATTTGGCAATTTCTTTCTTTTTTTGTTCTTTTGTTAAATACATACTTTCTTCACCCAATTCATAACTTTTTCCGGTACATTGTACATTAAATTGGAAATTATTTTTTATTTTTAATATTTCTTTATCAAAATTAAAGATTTCATTCTTAAAATTTTTTTCTAGGTTGGATATAATTAATATTTTTTTATTTAAGTTTTTTAAAGTTTTCTTAAATCCTTCCGCAATAGAAATTGCACTACAAGTTTTACCAACACCTGTTCCATGAAAAATTAAAATACCATTATATGGAGTATCTGGAGAAATATAAGTATTTAAAAATGTTTGATGTGGTTCTAATTCAAATTCTTTTAAATGGGATAAATCTTTTGAAATATCAAAATCTAAATGAGGTACTTTTTTGATTTCATTATCGCGGAATTCTTTTTTTGAATAGATTTTTTCATTAAAATTAGGATCCGTTATTTCTGGATAAAACTGAAAATGATTAAAATTTTTCATATTAATTCCCTTACCATTTAATTAGATAAAAAAATATTTTTTTGGTTTAAAGTTTATTTTAT